GACCTTGTTCACGGTATCTACTTCTCTGGAGCTTCCCCTCTAGCCTTTGCTTAACCCTTAAAATTAAAAACCCCACCTGAAAAGGTGGGGTTTTTTTGTGTCCAAATATTTTATAGATAGCCGCCAGGATAGTAAGCGTAAGGGTAAGCATAATAGCTGCCACTGCCACTAAAGTATCCAGCCTCAATGCCTCCAAGCTGACGAGGTTCAGCCTTATAACTATTATAGGTAGCAATAAGGTCTTTTAATTTAATCTGAGAATCAGAAGCTAACCCACGATAAACTTTGCTAACCTCATTACGGTTAACAAAAGTAATAGAGTTGTCACCATCTGAAACAGAAAGAATATTATCTCCATTGTTTGAAGAAGACAAGATTCCGCGCAAAGCATTACGAGCTTGTTTGGTATAGAAATTGCTCAAATAAAGTTCTTTAAAAATAGATTTCTCCTCTTCTCCAAGGGAAGGATCAGAGCCAGAAAAGTTGGAATAAAGAAGGTTATTTAAAAGCCCAAGATTAGTGGAGAACCATCCACTAATTTGAGAAAATGTAGTGACGCTGGTATCAGAGCCAAACTCTACAGTGAAAATTTCGTGCGCTAAATCAGAATATACACTCATTAAAATTCTCCTAAGATTCTAAGGGCTTCTTTATGTTGGGGATTGTTTGAGTTGAGTTGAATAGATTTAGTTGATAAAGGAAGCATCTTGCCTGTAGCATTTAAATTATAACTCTTGAACTCTTTAAACAACGCCTTTTTAAGTTGTGGTTTTTGAAGATACGGACTAAGACCGACGCGCATAGCCAAAGCTTGCATTTCAGAATAATTCATATCAGCCAAGCGATCCTCAAACACTTGAGGTTCAGTTGTTTTGAAAGGGTTAACTTCTTGAACACCGAGAATTTTTTCTAGCTCAATAACCTTTTCCTTGAATTCTTTGCCGTTGATATGCTCGATATTATTTAATTCATCTTTTAGATTCATACTATATATTACATTTAAAGTTGTTAAAATAAACAAAAAAAGGGACTGCCCTTTCGAGCAGTCCCAAATTGTTGAGGTTGATTAGACGATCACACCGAGTAGAGCGCGGTTGTCGAGAACCATACGACCTTCTTCGAGTGAACCGAAGTAGCCGATCTTGTTCTGACGGATGCTGTACTGGTCGTCAGCGATGAGGCTGAACTCAGAACCGCTTTCGCCGTCAATTGCAGTAGCGCGAATCAAGGACTCGCGGCCACGGTCAAGACCAACGGCAACTTGCTGAGAGTTGGCATCGAAGGTGATGTCGCCACCAGAAGGAGAGTAAACTGAACCGAAGATGGTGTTATACTTCTGACCAATGCCCAACTCATTAATTACCATGAGAGAAACGCCGTAGAACTCTGGAAGACCAGCGGAGTTATATAGAGCCATTCTCATTTCATCAGGAGCGGCGATACCATTGGAAGCAGGTTGGGTTGCGCTAAGAGCAAGACCACCAGCACCTTTAGTATTGATAGGGTTATAAGCCATCGAACGAATTGAGTTTTCCAACTCAGGGCTGATCATTAGATCAGTAATACCGCGAGCATTAGCAGCGCCTTCTGGAGTACCCTTAGAGAAGGAAGTGTTGATGCGGCGAGCACGGGTGATGAGGTTGTTGAAGTCCTGTAGCAAGAAAGTGCCAGCGGTTGTAGAAGAAACAAGGTGTTGAAGACCATTGGTTTCAGCAGCACCCAAGGCGCTCAAAAGAAGGTTAGCGCTGGTGCGCTCCTGCTTGAGAAGGATTTCTTGAGCCATACGAGTGAAGGTTTTGCTGACTACATCCATGCGGCTCTTGGCAGCGTAGCGACGGTCGAAGCTAAGTGCGGAGTCAAGGGTGTAGGTAGCGATCTTCATTTCAGAAACAGTCGGAAGGACTTGGTTCTGAGGAAGGCCACCAGCAACGCTCTGACTGTAAACAGTGATATAGTCCTCGTCGGAAATATCATAGTAGAGGTCAAGAGGGATTGAAGGATTGTCATCAGCGTTGAACTGAAGCTGAGTAAAGAGATTGCTCAGAGTAGGGGCGTTGTTGATGACTTCGGCTAGAACAGGGCCGATGAATTCAGCAAGGGCAACTTGAGCTTCGTAAGCAACCTGACGATTGCGGGAAGCCATAGCCTTGATTAGTTCGACCTGTTCGGGAGTTCTTTTAAGAGTGATTTTCATTTTAAATTAGTGTTCCTCCTTGGTTGAATTACATGCGAAGACCGATCACGGCGAAATTGCCAGCGAATTGATCTGTGGTTGACTGAGAAGTGCGGGAACCAGTACCGAGAACGATACCAAGTTTGCCAGCGTCGCTGTGAGCGCAGCCAGTAACTTTACCAGCATTAGCGGAAAGCTTGAATCCGCTACCAACGGTAAGAGTACCGTCAAGAGCATTAGCGCCAAGGCTAAATACACCGCGAGTGGCAACTGGTACAGCTTGACCAGGAAGAACGCACATGAGTTCTTCAGCCTTTTGACGGTAGTAAAGAAGCTTCTCGCCGTTTTCGTCAAACTTAGCAGTCTGGCGAAGAGTAATACCAAGGCAGTTGGTTGTGTCGCCAGAAGCGGCAGGAGTTACCTTGAGGTTAACGGAAGGGTATTGGTTAGCGCCAACGAAAGGATAGTCGGTTTTGCCGAGGTAGCTGTTCGTAGCATAACTTACAGGGTCTAGATCAAAGTTACCAGCGGAAACTTTGACGAAAACACCAGCATCGCCAGAGCCAACGCCAGTTACGGATTCGTTGACAGCAGCATCAGCCAGTGCATATAGATTGATAACATCGTTATCATCGTATTGACGGAATGGGAGTAGTCTGAGTGACATATTAGTTTATTAAGAAATTTTAATGTTGTCGCGGGAGAATGCAGCAGCGAACCTTTCTTTGAAGCTCTTGGTTTCTTTGCCAGATTCACCGTTGTTGTTTGGGATTGTTTCTTTTTCAGAAGCTTTAGCTTTCTCAAGAGCTTCTTCGGCCAATTCAGCTTCAGTCTTTTCGACAGAAGCGGTTGACTTGTTAAGTTCAGCGAGACGTTTTTCGACTTCTGCATTGATCTTAGCTTCAGCTTCTTCAGCCAAACGAGCGATGTGTTCTTTGTTTTTATGTTTCCAAACAATTGCTAGTTTTTCCTGATAAGAAGCAAAAGCTTCGTCGGAAACGTTAAGAGCTTTTAGTTCAGAAGCGAGGATCTGACGATCTTCGTCTTCTAAAGCGTAAACGCTGTCAACGGCTTCCATGCGGGAATTAAAACGGACAAGGGCTTTTTCAGCTTCTTGTGTTGCTTCAATTTCCTGAAGTTTGACTTTTGTTTCTGAAAGTTCTTTTTGAAGACCTTCAACAGAAGCAAGTAACTCCTTGGCTTTTGTTTCGGTTGCTTCTTTCTCTTGTTTAGCGGCTCGATACTCTTCGTCTTTTTCACGAATAGCATCAGCAAAAGTGCTGGTCATCCCAGCAATCGCTTCTTCGGAGAACTTCTTCTCTTGTAGAGAAGCTTTTAATTCTGAAAGAAATGTTTCTAAATCCATAGATTTTTTGTTGTTTACATTTTTAATTTTAAATTGGGAAATTAAATTTTCATTTATTGCGAAAACTTTTTTATCCCTTTTATCTTTAAAGGTTACATTCTCCTCAACTTCCGCATTGTCCAAGAGTAAGCCTTTGACATTTGCAGCGGGTGTAGAGGTAAATCCAATCCCTAAAGGATAAACATTACCCTTAACTAAGCGATAAATTTTTGAGCCGTCTTTGGTTTTGCCGTTACCGCCATAAGCGCGTAAATTGCCCCTTAACTCTTCAATGTGTTTAGGGTTGGAAATGATTTCGGCCTCATTAAGATTGGTGCTGCCAAGCGCTAAAACATATTCACTAAATCCAAGCTCCCAGCTTGCAGAAACAGAATTAAATAAATCATTGCCTTCGCTAGTTGATCTGTAAACTAAGTCGGTAAATTTAGGATCAATAAGTTTATAAACAACAGCGCCCAAAGCTAAGTTCACCAAACCATTTGTTTGAAGAACTTCGTCATTTGTTAGTGGCACGTTCTCACCCCAAGAACTAAAGCCAGCAGAAACAATATGACCAACAATTTTTTGTTTGTTATGCTCGATATTAGTTGGCTTGTGGATGAAATAGGGAGCAATTTTAACAGCGGTTTCAGAATCAATTCCATCGTCGTTTTTGTTAAATTGGTTAATAACAGCAGCGTCAAAAGCCACGCCCATCAAATCAATATTTTTACCAAGATCAATTTGATTGCTGGGGAGAAGCTGCTTCAGGTTTTCCAGTGAAGCGGTTGAAATGAAAGAGTTTTCGCCAATCTTGCATTGACGAAGCGATACATCGAATTTAGTTTTATATTTAAAATCCATATTATAAATCTACAGTATTTCTCCAAGCTTCTTTTGTTTCTTTGCGTTCATCTTCTGCCGTTTCACCCTTCTCATGTTTTTCCAATTTGCGAATTTGTTCGACAGTGATAATTTTGATAGAGTTTGTAAAATTTTTAGGCTTTTCGCGGTAGGCAATTTTACCTTGTTTCTTAATTGAAGATTCAGATTCCTCCACTTCTTCTTCCTCATCTTCCTCGTCCTCCTCTTCTTCTTCAATCTCTTCAAGATCATCTTCAGCCATAATCTTTTCTTTCACCTTTTCGAAGTCAACGGCACAAGCAAGCATAGCATCTTTTTCGCTCTTGTCAGTAGCGCCGTTAACGCACTTAGCCATGAACTTGCGATAAGCTTTTTTTTCTTTGTCGCTCATTTTCTTTTCAGCAATTGAGACTTCAACAGTTCCGTTTTTAATTTCAACGGTTTTTTCGAGCGGGATGGGTACTTCTTCAGGATTCATAATTTTTACTGTGATGGAGAATGGCGGCAGAATAAAAATCCAATTGATGAGACTCGGCAATTTCCGAAACCTCATCAAGAAGACCTAGTGATTCAATTTTGCTAAAATCTTTTACACATTCTAAAGCGTTTGCTTCCCAATTATCTAAATCATGAGCGCAAACAATCTTTTTGCAAAGCTCCTCGATAGCAGAAGTTTGCTGCTTTGAGAGCTTTTTGATGTTCATATTTTCTTTTGCTTTTGCTTTTGCGAAAGAGTCTAGAGCTTCAATCCTATAAACAATTTCTTGAATGTTTTTGCGTGAGAAATTCGCTTCCGTAATTGCACCCTCTGGGCGACCAGCACTCTTGGGTGTTTCATTAACGCCCGCTTCCGCACTTGGCATAACAGGCACTCCACCAACAATCGGATTGTAGTATCCTTTCTCGCGATCAGAAACGAAGGTTGCTTGAGCAGGAGCGATCTCTTCCGCCTGCGGGAATCGACCAGTGTTGAACACTGTAAGACCTTGCTGTGGAGTGATAACGCCAAGCTCCATGAGACGAGTGGTAACGCGAAGAAGTTGAGTGTTGTCTTTGAAATCAATTTCCTTGAAGCGAGCTTCTGGATAAGCGCGAAAACCTAGAGCTTTAGAGATTCTTTTAATTTCTGGCTGCAAGAACTCGTTCAAGAAAGCTTGGCGGCTCTCTTTGAGACGATCAATAAACATGTCAATCTTAGTGGCGATATTACCATACTTGTCATCGCCAAAGAAAATGTTTTGAAGACCCTGTTCAATGTCCTTGTTTAAGGTTTCGTATTTTTGTGGGCCAAGAACCTTGTTAAGGTCTGGAATAACGAAGTCAGCTTTTGTTGTGTAGTCTGAGATGAGCACTCTTCCGACAGATTCGTTTCGGAAGAGGTCTTGCATTGCTTTGAGATTGTTGTGGTTGATTCCTCCTTTGTCGGGAGGTGCGCCCATTGTGATAAGTAGAATGACATTCTCAACGGTTCGAGTAATGGCTTGATCCATCTTCTTGAGTTCGAGCTTGGCATTGATGTCTGCAAGAACAGGGAAGCCAAAAGGGATAGCGAAAGGTTCATAATCTTGTTTTTTGTAAAAGGAAAAATGTAGTTTTACTGGATCAATTTTAATCTTCAATCCGTTTTTGGCAAAACCTCCACGATTAATATCTTTAACTACGTTTTCTGGGAAAGAATTTAAAAGCTCTCTATCCTCTTCTGTTTGAGGATGGCGCAAGCGTTCCAAGTCGTACTCAGACAAAACCTTCTCGTAGGAAACAGAGCTAAAGGTTGTAGCTCGTTTAGCCACAATATCAAACGGGTTTAGCAAAATATACTTTAGAGGAATAGTGTTGGCAACAATGTCTCCTTCTGCTGCGTAAGCGGTTGAAAGCTTCTTGAAGTCTTCCAAGTCAAACTTACCATCCGTGCGGTAAATGAAAATATTACCGCTGCGATAGTATTCGCGGAAGAACTGATCCTTTAAATCCCACATGCGGATTTTACGCATCCAGCGATAAAAGAAATCTCGCGCTTTTTCAGTGCCACCTTCCAGATAAATTTCGCCATTAGAAAATTCCGACATCAAATCAATAGCGTTGCGGAAAATGGGAACATTAGCGTAAGCCTTCTGACACAACTCGATAGCCTCGCGAATATAAACGCCATCGTTGGAGAAGCTGTAGGGCAACATGCCAGCACGAATGCTGCTGTACCTGTCAAATGTAGGAGCTAGCGCCGCTCTATTAACTCTCCCACTTGTAGCTTCTGTTCGAGAAAGACCTTCGCGAGAAGCTTTGGCAGTTTGGAAAACAACTGATGCGTCAGATGTGTAAAAGGGTTCTCCCGCTAATACAGGATCAATCCCCGCTTGAATTTGTTCAGAAAAGTTGGGGGCAGACTTTTGTTCAAACTTTTTCCAATAAGAACTTTTTTTGTTATATGACCTAGACATCAATTATATTACACAAAAAAAGTCCCAATCCAACTTTAAAGTTACTTTAAATCAAGAATGGTGTGAATGTAAATGGAGTCTCCTCTTCATCAAAAGCCATCATGTCAAAATAAGTTTGAATCATCCAATTCCCAAGAACCAAAGCTGAATAGGAATCTCGTCTAGCTTTATCAGGGCCAGATTGACGACGCAAGTTTGAAGGAAGATCGAATGACTGAACGCCTTGAGCGCTTGTTGTGATTTGAATTAGGGCGCATTGAGCTTTTGTCAAATCAATCATATCTTTTTGATGCTCAATGAAATCAATCATTTTGGCAGAGTCGCCTTTCTCCTCTGAATCTGAAAATCGCAGGAACTTAATTTTGTCAATTGGAATGTTCTTCGCTCTCTGCCTCTGATAATCGTCGTCAATTGCGGAAGAGGCGAACCAAATGCGC